GAGCGGGCGTCTCTGCACGAGGGCAGGCCGATATTCAAGGATGTCGAATTCATTCGCAAATTCATTCCGGGCGACAAAACCACGGCCATCCACAGGCCGGTGCGGGAGGACGACAAGCGCGAATTCAGGCAACAGTACGAGGCCTGGAAGTCAGGACTAGGCCAGGACCTGTCCGGCACGCCGCTGTCAGAGTGGCCTGGTGTCACGCGCAGCCAAGCGGAGGAATTGGCCTTCTTCCACATTCGCACCGTGGAACAGTTGGCCAATGTCTCGGATGGCAATGTCTCGAAAATTGGTCCCATCCAAGCGCTGAAGCAGAAGGCGAAGGACTTCATCGAGAAGGCCCAGGGCGGTGCGCTGGAACAGAAGCTGCGGGCCGAGAATGACGAGCTGCGGAACAGGCTGAATGCGATGGAAGCTCAGATGGCCAAGATGAATGCGCTCCTGGAGCGGGCCACCGTGCCGGAGGAGCCGGGGCCACTGCCTGGCTTGGCGAAGGGCAAACGGTAACATGGGGACGTTCGTCACAGATGACACGCCGCTTCCGGCCAACCGGACAAATGCGCCGGGGTACGGTGCGGGCTCCAAGACATACCAAGCAGACGCCGCGCTATTCAACGCGATGCTCGGTGCCTCGGATGACTTGCGGAACCATACGCGGGGCTTCGTGCATGTGAAGTCCCATGGCGCCGATGGGGATGGTGTCACGGATGAGACGGAGCAGATTGCCGCGGCCTTCACCGCGGCGGCTGGTAAGCGCGTGGTGTTCGAGGCCGGGAAGACGTACCTGTTCAGCGCGCCCTTCACCCCTGCCAGTGGCACCAAAATTGAGGGCCGGGCCACGCTCAAGGCGGTGGCGACAGGCATCGTCAGTGCCGCATTCAACCTCACTGATGTCTCGGATGTCGAAGTTTCGGACCTGACAATCGATGGCTCCACCAATGCGGGCGGCACCGTGGGCCTCGCGTTTGGCGTTGTCATTACCGGCGGTTCGAACAATGAAGTCCATGGACTCCGAATCCATGACACGTTCAGTGAAGCGATCAAAGTTGACAGCGGAACGGGCCACTACATCCACGGGAATTGGTGTATAGACAATGGCCGGGCCTCGTCGCTTGAAGATCATGGTATCGCCATTGTCGCGGTGGCAGGCGACGTGAGCATAATCCGCGTGGAAGGCAACCATGTGGACGGAGCCAACCGTAAAGGCATTGGCACCTATGCGGCCGAAGCGGATGGCTACAGCGTCAGCGACGTTTCAATTATCGGGAACAACACCACCAACTGCGGTCTGGGCGGCATTTTTGTAGCCGTTGAGCCCAGCGCCACCGCTTCACGCAATATTGTCGTGAGCAACAACACATCCTTTAATGATTATACCGGGATTGCGGCCAGCGCCGTGTCTGGGCTTACGGTAACCGGCAATGTCGTGCGGAGCCCCACGCATGTCGGCATGGACCTGGATTCACTGGATGGGGGCGTTGTCTGCCACAACTCCATTGATAAATCGGACGGGACCGGCATACAAATTGGCAACAGTAACGGCCCGACCGCCAACCTGACTGTCGCATACAACATCATCACCCACAGCAATCAAGGCGAGAACGTCTTCGGGCCTGGAATCAACCTCGCGGAGGCCAGCTATTGTTCCTTCATCGGGAATGTCATTACGGATCGCTCCGGCACTCCCCTCCAGACGCACGGAATAGTCGAGGGCGAATCCAGTGACTACAACCGCTTCTTTGACAACGAAGTCGTGGGCCTCGTGGGGGGCGGCACCGCTAATCTGTATGTTATTCGTGGCGCCAATTCAGTCACACGCTGGAGCGGTCCCCTCGGTCAATCCATCGCCGTGGGTGCATCGCCCTTCGCCAATATTGTCCCAGCCACAACGCTGGATATCAGCGGCGGCTTCTCTCAGCGCGAGAATGACATTACACTCGCCAATGGCACCAATGATGATGTAGCGTTGCCAGACCAGGCCGGCCTGCTGTATGTCGTGGGGCCCACCGCCAACTATACAATAACAGGAATAGCAGGCGGAACCGGCGGCCGTCGGCTCACCATTGTCAATTATACCGCCTACAGCTTAACCATTGCCCACAACAGCGGGGCATCGTCGGTTGGAAGTCGCATCGCTGCGCCGGGCGCGGTCAATTTGCTCGTTGGGCCCTATGGCACGATTGATTTGATTTACCTGGCAACAGCCGCGGCCTGGATGGCCAGCGCACCTTCGGGGGGCACTACTTCCGCTGCCATTTCTGTATTTGGGACGAATGTCGCTACCGACGCGGCCCCCTATGAGGCGTACCAACATCTCACGGCAGATGGTTACGTCGCCCTGTGCGGCCATCTGAAATCCACGAGCGGCACCGTTACGGCCGGCACCACCATCGCGACACTGGACACCACCTACAGGCCCGACCGCAATTTGCTCATACCCGTAGGTACCAGCACCGGCTCAATAACTTACGCAAACGTTGGCAGCAACGGCACGCTCTCCATTGCCCGGGGCCTCGTGGCCGGTGGCGAGTATTTACGTATGGAGCTGCGTTACAAGAGGACAAACCCCTGATGTTGATACCATTCAACATAGGAGGCGATCCCCTCGGCTATACATACATCCCGGCCGAGACTGCGGAGCAGATTATAAATGCCGCCGCGGTGGAGGTGGGCCTTGCCACGGCGACGAATCCATACACGTCCACGGACCCAAACTTCATTGCCTTGCGTCAACTCTTGAAGTCGCTCGGCCGGAAGCTGTGGCGGGAACGGAACTGGGCGCACCTGTCTCGGGAACATTCGTTCGACACGGAACTTGATGTTCAGGCGTATGTCTTGCCTCCCGACTTCGGGCGAATGGTTGATCAAACCGGGTGGAACCAAACCTCTGGCCAGCCCCTAGGCGGGCCCCAGACGCCGCAAGAATGGCAATTACAGGCCAGCTCGTTGCTGGGCGGCATTGGCATCCGCGTCTCGTTCCGCCCGTGGAAGGGCCAGCTGTATTTGTCATCCGGCTCCGGTGCAACCATCGCAGCCAACCAAACCATCCAATTCGAGTACATTTCCAAGTGGTGGGTGCAGCCGGCGGCCGTTGACACCGCGAACACGGACGAACCCACGGCCTCCACCGACAAGCTTTGGTTTGATCCAATGCTGCTTGTCACCGGGCTGAAACTCGCCTGGAAGCAAGCGAAAGGCTTCGACACGACGGCGGACCAGCTCGACTTCGACCGAATGCTGATGCAGTCGATGGGCGATGATGCGGCCTCGCCCACTATCCGGCTCGGCGGCCGTGGCACGGCCTTGGGCCTCTTCACGCTGAATGTCCCGGACACGGGGTACGGCCAATGACCGCCCTCACCATCCACAGGCGGCCCAGCCCCGGTACCGTCCAGGACGCGCACCTTCCTGCTCCCATGGGCGGGATGAATACTGTCTCGGCCGCATCCGCCGTCCCGATGAGCGACGCCACTTGGACATACAACCTCATTGCTGGAGACAGGGGCCCACGCACCCGTTCCGGTTGGCGGGAGTGGGTGACAGGCATGACTGGCGCACTGGATGACGTGGTGCGCACGGTGTTGCCTTTCACGGGCTCACAGAAGTCGGGGGCTGGCAATAAATTGTTTGCCTGCACAAGCACAGGCATCTGGGACTGTTCGGCGTCCACGGCCGCGCCCTCCTTGGCTGTCACGTTTGACATTACCGCCGGCGAAGCAGGCTACGGCTCGGGCACGGTGGTTGCCACGGCAGCCGGCCGGTTTCTCGTCTACTGTGACGAAGAGAACGGGATGTATGTCTATACGGAGACGACGGCAGCCTGGGCGAAAGTCACGCAAGGCTCCGGGGCCGGGCAGATTGACGGCGTGAATCCAGACAACTTGGTATTCGCCACCGTGTGGAAGTCCAGGCTGTGGCTCGTGGAGCGGGATACGTCGAAGGCGTGGTATTTGGATGTCAATTCCCTCTTTGGCACCGCAGCATCCTTCGACTTCGGCACCCGGATGCGCGCGGGCGGACCGCTTGTGAGCCTGTACAGCTGGAGCTATGACGCCGGTGGCGGCCTGGACTCGCTCCTCGTTGCCGTCTCCGTCGCGGGGGACGTCGTGGCCTACCAGGGCACGGATCCAACGTCAGTCAATACGTTCGGCCTGAAGGGGGCCTGGTCCGTGGCAGGCGTGCCACCGGGGAGGCGAATAGCGATTGATCAAGGCGGAGACATACTCCTCCTCTCGCTCATCGGCGTCGTCCCCCTGTCCAAGCTTGTGGCCGGGACATCCTCCGAAGAGAAGGGCATTTACACCACAGCCAAAATATCGAACCTCTTTCTGTCTCTGGTTGCCACGCGGAAAAACCTGCTCGGCTGGGGCATTTACATGCACCCCGCTGACAACGCCCTGCTGGTGACGATGCCCCAGGCGGGCTCGGGCGTGAATCTCCAGCTGGCCATGTCCATGTCCACGCGCGGCTGGGGCTACTACCGGGACGTGCCCATACACTCGGCCGGTGTCTGGGAGCGGGAGCTGTACTTTGGCACGGAGGACGGCAGGCTCTGTATCAGCACGGGCGATGTGGACGGCGTTGCCTTGGGCAACCCAGACACATACATTCCCATCGATTACTCGGCGCTGACGGCCTACTCGAACCTTGGCAACGCTCGCATGAAGCGCGTGGCCATGGTGCGCCCAATTGTTGTGTCAGGCCAAACGACGCCTGTGCTCACTGCCGCGGCCCGGTTTGACTTCGACGTGCGTGAATTGCCCTCGCCCGGCGCCGGCATCGGCAACGAAGACGGTACCTGGGACAACGGGACTTGGGACGACTCTGTCTGGTCCGAGGACGCGACCTACCAGCCCACGCTCGGGGCCTGCGGCTCGGGGCGCTCCATTGCCGTGGCCATTCGTGGCTCGGCCGCGACGCGGACCACTTGGATTGGCACAGACATTGCGTTTACGGAAGGGGGCCCGTTTTGATTTTCGTGCGACGCGCAAGGCCCAGGCACTTCCCATGGCTGATGGAGCGCACCGGTTGCACTCCAACGGATGGATTCAGAGCCATCGAGGCGGTGGATGAAGCCACCCGCCGCATCCGGGGCATGGTTGGCTATGACATGTGGACCGAGAATTCGTGTCAGGCCCACATGGCGGTGGACGCTCCCATTGTCTGGCGTGCGCTGCTTCAGCCGGCGTTTGAATATCCGTTTGAGCAGTGTGGCAAGGGCATAATTCTGGCCGTCATCCCGGACTCGAACCATCGAAGTCTCGCCATGACACGGCACCTGGGGTTTCGTCAGCTTCACCGCGTTATAGATGGCTGGGCTGTCGGTGAAGACTTACTGGTATTTGAAATGCGGCGCGAATGGTGCCGCTATGGGGTACGGCATCAGGAGGCCGCGTAGCCATGGGGAAACAAGCACCGGCACCGCCTGACTACAAGGCCGCGGCCGAGCAGCAGTCGCAGCAGACGACGGCCGCAAATCGGCCAAACATCTCGACTCCTTTTGGACAGCAGCAATGGACGCAAGGGCCGGATGGCAGCTGGGGGATGTCCACGGGCTTCAGCGGTGGGCTCGGCCAGGCCGCGGGCGCGCTCTCGAACCAGGCCGGGCAGTCGCTCGGGACGCCGTTCAGCTTTGGGCAATTCGGGCAGGTCGGCACAGGGGACTCGGCACGCGATCAAGCGATCAACGCAGCGTATGGCCAGGCCACATCCAGGCTGGATCCGCAGTGGAACCAGCGTGAGGGCCAGCTCCGCACGCAGCTGGCGAACCAGGGCCTGTCCATGGATTCCGAGGCCGCGCGCAATGCCATGCAGCAATTCGGGCAGGGCCGGAATGATGCGTATGGTTCAGCCATGAATTCAGCCATTGGCCAGGGCACCGCGGCCGGGGCTGCGACGTTTGGTCAGAACATGGCCAGCCGTCAGCAGGCCATTTCCGAGGCGCTCCGTCAGC